TTTTTCAAATTCTTTTCATTTCCTTGTGCTGTAGGAGCATCCTTAGTATTACCTGCATTAGGAGTAATTACTTTATAAGCACAATTATATGGATCAAATGTAATAATACGAGTAGAATATGCTCCCATCTTAAGCTTATTCTGAACATTAACTGCATTATCTACACTATATTGAAGTGCCTTATAATCATATCCTTCTGGTATACTGCCATTCTTATCAGGAGATTCGTTATAGATAATCCTTTTCTTTGGTTTATTTGTTGTAGTATCCATCAAAGAATCAATGGATTTAAAATAAAATTTCTCAGATGTTTCCCAGAAAAAATAACCAGCACTATTTCCTAATGAAGATTCTTTAGAAACTGCTCCTCTTGATAACCAATTAATTATATAATAGGGTTTTTTATTATTTCCTATAAAATTTTGCTTGTTTGAAGTTTGTTCAATATCAAGTTCTTTTTGCTTATATCCATCTAAAGCCTTAAGTGCATCATTAGGTCCAAGAAAATTAGGATCAGTTAAGATCTTTTTAACATGCTCAGATATTTCTCCATCAAATCTTTTATTAACTCTTACCTTTTCATTCCAAATATATTCTCTAGATGCTAATTCCAATTGAACTACCGATGTTCGTGCATCTTCTAAAAGAGGAGAAACCTTATTTACAAACATCAATGCCTCTATTTGATTATTATTATTATCAGTAAATTTTAAATTAACAGTTTCCTGGCCAACAATAGGCAATCCCTCCATAGCAGTTTTACCATTAATAGTAGTACCAGTATCAGTATATGTTACAGTTGCTCTCACAGCATCCTGTAAAAGACTTTCATAATACTGAAAAGACATTACACTATTAACAATACTTACAGTATCCTCACCTTTATTAGATTTAAGATCAATCTGCTTAATCCCTAATCCTCCGCCATTTGCACCAAAGGCGGGTTCTGCTGCTAATGATCCTGTTATTTGTGCCTGTGCCATGTGTTATTACCTCTACTACTATTTAACCGAAAGCATCAAGTACTTCATAAGAATCTGATCCACTACCTGTAGGAACCGGAACAAATTTAACAGTACCAGATCCCCCTCCAGATTCTTCTGCAGGTTTAGATGTAGATGCAATTTTAACTGTATCAGGTCCCATTGCCTCATAAGAAGCATAAGTTTTTAATCCCTCATCCGAAACTTTACTCTTCTCACCTTGACCCGCCGCTTTTAATGGCTTAGTCTCCTTTTCACCCCCAGATTCAGGAGAACCACCTTTTGCACTAGATCCTTTTTCTTTTCCTCCAAAGAAGGATTTGAATAATAAAGGATAGAACTTAAAGGGATTAAGTAAATTTAAAAGATTAGGGAACTTAACAACCTGATCATTCTCTACATATCCCAACCCAGATAACCACTTCTTCATTCCCAAAACTTCTGCTATCTTAGTTGCAGCAGCCCTTCTTCCCCATCCCTCTGTTATTTCAATAGGATCTGTTTTAAATAAATTCTCAGTAAATTTTGATATTCCTCCACCAATCCAATCTTTTACTGCTTTACCTGCCTTTAAAACACCCATCAAATGCTGCTTAAGTACCTTCCCTGCTTTCTTCCAATCCTTTTCAACAATTCCATAATAAAGTGCATCACCAATAAACATACCAAAGGTTTCTCCAAGAAGCGTTCCAAGGAAAGGAATAGGTATGAATGTTCCTAATGCTCCACCTAAAGCTGCACCAACACCTTTAAAGAGTGCTTGACCAAGTGGTTCCCCTGACATAAGGGAAACAAGAGCAACAATGAGAGAACCAAAAATAGGAATCCTCTTTGCAAATCCTTTAATTGCTGGCATTGCACCCTTCAATGCTGGAGCAATAAATTTTGCTGCTTTACCAAATAAATTACCTGCCCATCCACCAACCTTACCTACTACCTTTCCTGCACCTGTACTTGCTAATTTACTACCACCTTTACTAAGAAAACTACCGACTTTAGATATACCCTTCTGTGCAATATTTCCTGCCCATTGCATACCAGATCTAGCAGCACCTCCAATTTTACTAGCAATATTTTTAAAGAACATCCTAGCCTTACGACCTATTAATCGTCGCAGACCAGTCCATGCTCTCCTAATCCCTTGAGTAACAGCTTTCCAAAGGAATTTTATCCCCTCAACCATTGCTTTAAATATCTTCTCACCAAACATCTTCCATAACATAAATCCCGTAACAAGATCTTTAAGATTCCCTAAGAAAGTTGTAAATTTCTTAAGTCCTTCTTCACCATAGATGTTCGATACCCATCCCTTTAACTTATCAATAAATTTATATCCAGCATCAATAACCCCTGCCAATACATTAAGAATCTTACCAGCCTTATCAAGAATCCAATCAGCACCTATTGCTAACCATTTCGCAACTTTTAGTAACTTGGGTAACCACTTCTCCCATCTAACTAAAACCCATCCCAGTAAGATTGTGCCAATAAAATTAAACATCTTACCCAAAAGACTTTGTGCTGCCTTAGCACCTGGTAGTTTCATATACCCATCTTTTGGTTTTTGCTTCTCTAATGCCTTCTCTTGTGCCTTATCACTTGCTACCTCTTTTGCCTTACGAGCATCCTCTCTTGCATTTTCCCTAATTGAAACAGACCCTTTTAAAAGTCTTTCAACTTTAATAATCTTCTTGTTTATACTAAGTACAAGTTCTTTTGGTGTTTCTCCATCACCACCATCTCCTCCTCCACCATCATCAACTTTAGCAAGAGCACCTGCAGAATAAGGAACTAAAGATGTAGTTGGACGAATAGCCAGTGGTCCACCCCTTTCTTGTTCTTCACCACCACCTCCCATAGCTTCTTGTGCTTTTGCTCTCCTATTTTTTACATTCTTCTTTCTATTCAGGAGTTTATCTGCAGCAATTTTCTTTGCTCCACCTTTAACCGCTCCTAATGCTGCTTTTCCTAGTGCTGCCCAAGCCATATCTTATACCGATATTCCTAAGGTTTTAATTTTAGACAAAGAACGCATCGAACTAGGATTAAACTGAGGTAAATCCTGATTAATTTCCTTTGTCGATGCAACCTTTTGTTCTTGTGCCGCACTCTTATCAAAAACAACCTTTGTCTTTGGTGTAGATGGAGGTTTAATAGGTGTTAAAGAAGATGTAGCATAATCTATTTGAATACTCTCTGCTGTAGGAACTGCTCCCCCACCAGCAAAATTCAATCGTGGAATAGGTATAATCTTCTGAGGAACATTTAAACTCCCTGCAATAGAATTAACTACACCACCACCAGAATAATGAATATTAGGTCCACCTAAAGAAAAATTATCAGATCTCATATTCTTAACCAAACCACCCTGATTATATTGAGATACATTCTTAACTGAACCACCTCCCTGATATCCTCTACTAACAGTTGGTTTATTTGTCCCACCTGCTGCTGCATTCATTCCCGCAAGAGTATTTTGACCATACTCCTGAACAGCACCTTTACTCATAACAAACTCACCAGGAGTTAACATTGCCGGGACTGTATCTCTATTACCTGATCCAGGAACTACTCCACCTTTATTAAACTTATTCGCGGCAGGAAGATCTTCTGTCTTCTGAAGACTTTGCGTAGATTCTTCTCCTGTCGATTGCACTGTCTCCAATTCTTTTGATTCTTGCTGTGTTGCTGAATCGTCAGAAGTACCTTCTTTTAGTATTTTGTCTCCATCTTTCTGTAAATCCCCTTCTATATCTCCTTCCAAATCTGTACCCAGTGTCTTAGATTCTTTAGTAATATCCTTTATTTCCTTGTCACCTCCAATTCCAAATAAATTTTTAACCCATTTTATTGCATCAAGAATCTTAGGAATACCCCATGCTAATAAAGCAATTACCCCTAATATAAATCCTCCAGGACCTAGTAAAATAGGGAAAAATTTCATAACAGCAGCCAACAATAAAGGCCACCAATCTTTAATAAATTTAAATATACTACTAATTTTCTCAGTATTCTTAGGATCACCAAACCAACCCCACAATCTCATTGCAATATTGCCCAAGAAAACTGTCGATATAAATTTTAGAATCTTAGCCCAAATACTTTGAACTGGTTTTAAAACATTAGAAGCTACAGTTTTTAACTTTCCACCAATACTCTCTAATTTACTTTCAGCACCCTTTCTCTTATCTTTCTCTGCTGCTTTTCTTGCAGCATTTTGTGCCTTTCCATCTGCTTTATTACTTGCCTTTAATGTCTCTATAATACCATTAACACTATTATTAAGTGTCTTAAGAGGTCCTATTAAATCACTACCTGATTCTTTTGGTGTTACATCATCTGCTTTCGCTAAATCTCCTCCTTCTGCTGGAGGTTTCCATTTTTGAATAGCACTAGCACCTGTTGTATCTGCAGCAACTTTCTCTGCTCCACCTACGGAACTTCCTTTCTTAAAAGAACTAGCACTTATTTTCTTTACTTCAGGTCTTTCTTCTTTTGTTTTATAAGTAGGATCCTCTGCTTTCAGTTTCTCTCTTTTTACTCTTAATACTTCATCTTTTAATATTTTAAATCTTTCTGATGAAGTCTCACCAGTATACTGAAGTTTTGCTAAACCTTCTATTAAAGCACTCTTATAGTCCTCTTGGCTGGATAGATTCATTACATCTATCCCAAGATCTGAGAGTAATTTTACTGGACTGTGCTTTGTCTTAGGCATTAGCGTTGCGTTGTTTCTGCTTTAACTCCTCTTCTTCAAGATGTTGTCGGAGAAGTGCCACATATATGTCCCGTTCCCACGGCATCATATTTTCAATCTCTGTTAAGCTATATTTATGGTACTGCATCAACGCAAAATTGAGCCTGAAGTAATTCTCCAGGTTCATATGCACCATAGCTACGCGAAAAAAGACGCTAATCCCTCCAATAATACGTCACTTTTAACTTTTGTCTTAGGATTAACAACAGTAATAGTATGTTGAAGTTTAGGCATCGTTTCAAAGAACTTTTCAATTTCCTTAAATTGCCCAGAATTCATTGATTCAAGAAATTCATTAACTTCTTTCTTGGTACAGTCTGCAGTTGCCCATACCTCCTCATCACTATAAATCTTATCAATACAAGTAGCAATCAGTGCAAATGATTGATCCATTTGATTATCTTCATTAAAATCAAAATTATTTTTAATGAATTGCTCTAGTGATGGATACTTCATCTCCATCATCAAATTCTTATCAAGTTTAATCTTATTAGTATGTTCCTCATTCTTCTCAACTTGAATATCATCCAGATTAATTACCACAGGAACAGTAGTTTCTTCATCATCAGGACAAATAACATTAACTTCTAATTCCTCACCAACAGATTTACCTCTGATATTAAGGAACAAATATTCAATGTCAAACGTAGGAAGATCTTCTACCTTTATTCCCCGTGTTTGAACACATGCTTTAAGTACTGCCTTAATTGCATTTGTAATCTGCTTATTATCTTCACTCTCTAAAGCAATTACAAGTACTTTTTCTTCTTTAACTAGAAATGGTCTATATTTAACAGTTTTTCCAGTAGATGGCAACACCAACTCATAGGTCGGTGTACTAATTTTTGGTAAAGGCATAATATCCTAATACAATTCAGTATACTTATTTATAGGGGTTAAAATAATCTTGTGCTCCTAACCGTCCGACCCAATAAATCACGGGCAGTTGATTTCACACCTCTACTTATAATACTACCAGCAACATCTCCAGCAAAATCACTACCAGTTAATCTATCTACAGCAGCATCAGCAAGACCAGCAGCAAGATCACGAAGTCCATTAGAATTAAATTGAGCTTGTTGGAATGGATTATATAAATCAGAACCTCTTCCTTTAACAGAACTCATAACATATCGTATATAAGTCATCTGAACACTACATTTTAATAAAGCAGATCCATCATAACTAACAGGCATAGAAGTTATACTACGTGGAAAACTACGTATAAATTCATATTCTATTTTAGAACCAGAACCTTGCCTTACTCTATAAGATCTTGATCCACCAGTGGTCCTTACATCATTAGTTTGACTATGATAATCTCTTTCAAATTTTATTACCTTTAATCCTGCAGCAACATAATCATCAGGATACATCACCCTATAATTATAATCCGATCTTTTTGCGTCCTGCTGATCTTCATTAACAATACTACTAATCCATTCCTCAAAAAACTTTATTGGCAAATAATTTACAGCATCAACATAAAAAGTCAAATCAATTGTCTCATCATATATTCTTCTATATGCATGTCTTTCCGTAACTCCTGGAAAATCATTAGTCATCTCTGTGGTTGCCAGAGAAGAACCAGGAAGAACTGCCTCACTACACATCAAATTTAATTTACGTTGATCTTGACCTAATAATCCCCTAAGACGAGTTCCAAGAGAACTTCTAGGCAATCCAACCTCAACTTCAAATACTGAACTTAAAGCAGGACGGAGTAAACTAGATTTAATGTCTGCAACTGACCTTTTAGTAGGCATTTATAAATACTTTTTGACCTTATATATTATGTATATGAGTAATGGGCGAAAGTATTAAAAGTTTATTCAAACCATCTAAACCCAGAAAATATAAAGGCAATCCTAATAATATTATCTGTCGAAGTACTTGGGAAAGGATATTCTGTAATTGGTGTGATAAAAATGAAAATATTGTAGAGTGGGGAAGTGAAGAATTCTTTATTCCATACCGTGCTCCTGATGGTAAGGTTCGTCGTTACTTCCCAGATTTTATTATAAAAGTAAAAGAAAATACAGGTGAATTGAAAACATATGTTATTGAAGTCAAACCTGCAAAACAAACACGTCCACCCAAACCAAGAAAGAATGTGACAAAATCATACCTCTATGAGTGCAAAACATATGCCGTAAATCAAGCAAAATGGAAAGCAGCAGATGAATGGTGTAAAGATCATAGAGTGGAATTTAAAATTATTACAGAAAGAGAATTAGGTATCAACCATGGAAGATGATTTTGGTTTAGATGGAGAAGAACAACAACAGGAAGATAATCGTATCCGCGAATATCTAAGTGACTTGAATAATAGAACTAATGACCAAGAAGAAATGATGCTGGAAATTAT